CTGCTTCGCACAGGTTTGAGATTCAAGGCACCGAAAAGATGCGAATCGACAGCTCGGGCCGCGTCGGTATTGGAACAACGTCGCCTGCTGGTTCGTTACATGTTGATGCCGCTTCTAGCGTTGATGGACCTGTGTTCGATAGCGGTGGCACAGGCAATACGAATCACGCTTTACTGATACGAGATAGCGGCAACAACCAACTGTTTCGCGTTAACAACAACGGAAATGTTGGCATTGGCATGTCGAATCCGACACAAAAACTATCCTTAGAAAATGGCACGTTTGTAATTACCGGAACCTCAACTTTTAATTCAGGTGTAGAAATCGGGCGTGTTGGTAGCGACAACAATCTTGGGTTTGCTACAGGCGGCACCGAGCGGATGCGCCTCGACACAAGTGGCAGGCTGTTGGTGGGGACGTCTACAAGTACTCAGATAGGGGGAAGAGAAGGCAGCCTTCAAGTAAGCGCAATCAATTCGTCGATGACACTATTGCAAACGCAAACAAACAATACTGGTGCATATTTTAGTTTTGGTACAAAAGGTAATGGCACAGGCGGTGCCGTGGTACAAGATGGTCCTTTAGGCCGAATACAATTTTGTGGTTTTGACGGAACTGACTATCAAAGTGTGGGTGCTGAGATTAGGAGCGAGGTAAACGGCATTCCCGGCGCTAATGATATGCCGGGCAGGTTAATGTTCCTCACTACTGCCGATGGTGCGTCGAGCCCTACGGAGCGGATGCGGATTAGCTCAAATGGAAGTATCAGTGCAGGTGGGACTATTCAAGCCAGTGGATTTATTGCCGCCAATACCGCTGGCGGTCCCTCAGGCAATCAATATCTTAGGACAGACATGGCTGGGAATAATGACGCTCCTAGTTTTGTTGGATGGCGTTGTTTTTCAAATAACACAGGCACAAGGTTTGCTGCAGCATTTCACAACCCTAATGGCATTGTTGGTTCAATTTCAACTAATGGTTCCTCTACCGCATTTAACACGTCCTCTGACTATCGACTAAAGGAGAACGTCGTTAACATTACTAATGGCATTAATCGTGTCAAACAATTATCGCCAAGTCGTTTTAACTTTATTGCTGACGATACAACAACAGTTGATGGCTTCATTGCGCACGAAGCGCAAGCCGTTGTACCAGAAGCTGTTACTGGAACGCACAACGAAGTTGATGATGACGGCAATGCTGTCATGCAAGGCATCGATCAATCGAAACTTGTACCTCTGCTAACAGCAGCCTTACAAGAAGCAATTGCAAAGATCGAAACTCTAGAAACCAAAGTTGCAGCCCTTGAGGCTGGATAGTAAACCGCCCCGTGGCAACGTGGGGCGTCAAAGTTACACTTCCCTTAGCTCATCCTTTTGTTATGCCCACAGTTACATGGCAAGTCTCTCAACTTGATAGAACGCTTAGCTCTGGGCGCGTCGACACAGTGCACTACACCGTAAATGCACGCTCAGATGACAACGTTTATTCCAGCGGGGCGTATGGCTCTGTTGGTTTAGAAGGCGATGTTGCTACTGCATACGCGGACCTCAGTGAGGCAACTGTTGTGGGCTGGGTCAAAGCTGCCCTGGGCGACGACAAGGTTGCGGAAGTCAACGCTGCCTTGGAAGCGCAACTAACAGAGCAGGCCACTCCTACTACCGGCACGGGTGTGCCTTGGTAAATAGTTCTACTAAGGTCTACATGTTTTCTTCTGATAAACATGAAGCGCTTTTTGATTGCTGCTTCTGTCGTCGCTGGGGCTGTTGCATTGGGCAGCCCGTGTGTGAAGGCCGAAAGCAACGCGTACTTCAATCCCGAATACAACAGCGGTTGGTCGGGGAGCAAGGCAACAGGCACGAGCCTTGACTTGCACGTCGGCTATGAGTCAGGTCCATTCTTTATCCAGGGTGGACCAGCCCTGCAGAACGACACACTTGATAACGAGTGGGGTCTGACTGGCAAGGCTGGCTTGTCTGGCAACTTGACCAAGTCCACCACCATGTACGCCGAAATTGGCGCCGGCAAGTTTGATAACAGTGACCTGGCTGGCTACATGAAGATTGGTTCTAAGACCAAGTTCTAATTAATGGACCCATTGCGGCTGCCATCCATACAGCTGCCTGGGTCTATTGATCTTCCAAGGCCATCGATTGAGGAGCCGGTGTTTCCGGCTCCCTCTCATCCACTGTTAATACCGCCAAGCGTCCCGCCAAAAAAACCACCAAAGCCAAAGCCACCACCGCAAGGTATTGACCAAAGTGCGCGTGATGCTGCCAAGCGATTGCAAGAGCAAGTCCGGCAACTAAACGACAACATCCAGGCGCAGCAGGAAACAATTGATTTGCTGGTCAATCCACCTGTGATTAAGGCTATTGAGGTGCAGGCTCCGCCGACTGCAACGTTGCCGGGGACGTCTCTTGAGTTTGCTCTGCCGAGTCCTGAGGTTGTGACAGTGGCTGCAACAACTGCGGCTGCGGCTGCGGCTGCGTCAGTTGGGGCAACTCTTGCTGCGCAGAACTTGGTAAAGGTGTTGAAGCCTGCGTTTCAGACGGCTCTGAAGAAACTGGCAAGACTACGGGGGAAAGACCCTGAGACTTTCGGTAGACGTCGATTGAGACTACGTCGGAGCAAAGAGTAGATCCAAGATTTGAATCAGGGTGCAGCATGAACCCTGTCTTATAAAGCTCAGCACATTTCAAGGCCCGCACTAAGTGGTAGTCAAGTTGCTCCTTATCTAACGCCTGCTGCTGTGCCGCTAGCTTGCGCCGCACCATGGCCTTGCACATCTCAGTAATAGATCCGTCCAGCGGGATGTTGACGCTGAGTTGCATGCCAAAGTTCTGCGCACGGGTGTAATCCTCTGACGGAATTGGATCAGCGTGCGCCTCTAAATGGAATGGCGTCATCACTAGCGTCGGCCCATTGCAACTAACGTTGCCGCCAAAATGCTGACGACTAGGCGCTCCGTTGTTGTTGAACTGAACTGATTGGTTGGTGTTATTGCTAGTGGCTTGGGCTTTGGGCGCTGAATTATTTGTTGTTTCTGCTGCGGCAGGTGCCGCAACCATTATTGCGAGAACACACTGAGCGACGTAGTGGTGGAATCGGTTTCGATTGTGCGGTCGATGTCGATCTGCTCGATCAAATAATCCGCTTCTCTGGTTGTGATTTCCAACGTAAATGGATCTCCGTCTGTCGTTAGATCCCATGTCGTTGCTGTGTTCGTAATGTCTGCAGAGCTAGGAGTTACGTTTTCGCCGGTCCAGGTCTGCATTTCGGAGCCATAGATCTGATGCTGGATCGTTTCCTCAATGGTCTGGGTTGTAGTTGTTGTGCTTTGCATCGAGCCGGTAGACCACGTCGGCGTGACCGTGTTGGCCAATGCTGGTGCAGGCAGAAAAACTGCAAGAAGTAGCCACTGCAGTTTCATGACTTTATAGAAGGTGCGGTCTTGGGAGTATCTAGCTTATTGCTGTCATCTTTTTTGCCGCCGGTTTTACCAACGCTTACCCCATAGCTACTCAAAACCGCTGTCAGCATTGAGGCGGCAAACGTGGGATCCATGGCCTTGACCTGCCCTAAATAGCTAAGGCTTAAGCAAGCTAGCGACCAGGCAAGGACAATGATGCGGATGAAGTCAGACAGCACTCCACTGCTGTGTTGGTCTTCGTTGTTAGCCATTGCAAAACAGCGCTACCGTTAAAGAGTAACGACAGCATCAACCCATGATCCTGTTAATCAGGCCAATCCTTTTTGCGTTCTTGCAAAGCAACAGCGTCAAAAAGTTGATCATTGACCTTTTGATGGCCGCGGCCAAGACCACAGACAATGACGTAGACGACAGGCTGGTCGCTACCGTGTCACTGGCGCTATTGAAGAAAGGCTGACATGTGCGGAGCAACGCAGAGCAGTCAGCAAGGCAAAGACGCCATGGATTTTGAAAATCCATTGACGTTTTTTCCTGATGGCAAAACCCCAATAACTGACAAAAGGACAGGCGGTTTTGACACCGAGGTCAAGCCACTGACAATATCCAGCATTCCGCCTGGCGGGCTTATGGGTTTTTCAGAGGATCAGCTGTACCGGCGCAAGGCGCTGCAGGACATCATCAACGACCCAGGCACTGACAAGGGAACACTGCGCAACGCTCAGCGGCAGTGGATCCTTATGCAGCGAGGCGGGGCTTAGGCCTTTTTCTTAGTGGTCTTAGCGCTATCGCGAAAAGCTTTGGCAGTAGGGGCGCCCTTACTGCCAGGCTTACGCATAGATTCACCGGAGCCTTTACGGATCCGCTCCCGCTTCCGGTGGATATTGATGTAAAGGCCGTCTTTAGCTGCCATCAGTAGCCCTTTTTCTTGCCAGTGCCCTTCTTGGTGCCTTTTTTGTGAGCCATGGCGTAGTTAGCAATAAGACAAGCGTAGCTTTACTTGCAACCTGTGGGCGGGCAACCCGGATACTTTTGCGCTGCAGCAAATGTTTCGACAAATTCCTCTAATGCAACGGCTGGAACGCTGCGTTCAAGAATTGAAAACGCTGCAATCTGATGTGGCAGCTCTTCGTAGGCCTTAACGGCATCAATCAACTTGCTGTACATGGCTCAACGCTTAGATCACGAGGAAAAACCTGCACTTGTTTTACCTGAAACGGCAGGGTTTCCCATACGTCTGTCATGCAAGCCACTTCCCATGCAGTTTCAGCACTTGTTGCGACAACAACCGTCTGAAACGCTGAATACTTGCGCTCGTCGCCCAGGTGCATGAATGCTCCTGGCAACCGAATCACCCAAGCCCGCGGCTTAACGGAGGCTTCTTTGTCCTGTGACCATCCAGACGTCAGCACTTGAGTTCCTGCCAGCCTTTTCAAGAGGGAGCCCAAGGATTTGAGCATCGAGTGCGCCCTCAATATTCCCTTTATAGGCCTCCAGCTCCAAATCCCAAAGCTCTGCGCGGCGTTCCTTAATTGCTCGGTCTTCATCAATAGCCAGTGATTCGTTCCAATACTGGACTGCGCCTGCAACAGCGTCCAGACGGTCGTCATGCGCCAGGCTTTGGCGGTCAACTGTGATGTGTGTCAGTTGATGGAACAGTTGATATGACAACGACGTCTCGTCAGATGCGCCATTGCGGGATTTAACGTCATTCTCAATAACTGATCGGTTAACAATCAACCGGTGCTGGTTAAGCACAGGCTCCATAGCGTTGATGATGCGCCGTTCTTTCTGCACATTGCTGCGAGTTGGCTCGATCTCGCATGGGTGATGCACCCGTAGGTATGGCTGCAGGAGGCTCTGCAACATGCCCTGACCAAACTGATCCTCCAGTTGGATCAAGTTGACCTTATGGCGCTTTGCAGCCTTGGCTAGGCCTTCTAAAACAGTTTCTGAGTAGCCCTCGACGTATGCCCCGCACTCCAGCAGGAACAAATTGCCGTTGAGGTGGGCGACAATTGCATACGCCGTTTCATCAGCACCTCTGCCAGACGGGTCAATGTGCATGACGCAGCCGCTAAATGGCAGCCATTCACCTGTAATAAACGCTGGCCGGTTGTAGTAGTCCCCGCTAAACCCAACAGCAGGCAGCTCTGGGATTCTGTATTCCGCACCACCAGACCACACCAACTTCTCTGGCGCATGATCTTTGAGTTCCAACACCAACAAGTCACTCACTTTGAGTGGGTATCGCTGCATGTCGCTCAGAGTGGTATCGAGCTGGAATTGCAGCGCGAATTGGCTCCGCCCATACGAGGCCTCCCGCTCAACCAGATCTATTTCGGAGAAACGTCGCGGGTCTGTCGGTTGGCCGGCACCATCGACAATGTGCTCACTGATGAATGGGGCCAGGCTGTCCCCGTACCGCTCTGGGTGTGTTGGATACCTGGCTGGCCATATCCGGCATTCGTAACCCCGTAAGCGCAGCTTGTTGTAAAGCGACTCCTCCGTTTGGGGCGTGCCCAGAAAAATAATGTCGCCCCCTGGCTTCAGGATTGCGTTGAACTCACCGACAGACGCCAGCAGCTTTTCACGCATACCGACAGTCCAGCTGGTATTTGGAACCTCTGCGTCATCACAAACCAACGTGTCTGCACGACTTCCGGTCAACTGACCAAAGATCCCAACTGATTTCAACGACGGACTCTGGTCAGGTATGGCTGGCCGTACATCAAACCTGTTCCCTGCACTTCTTTGCTCATCTCGATCTGGGTCAAGACACTGCAGCAACGGCATCTCCCTAATCAACCGCAAGCAAAACTGCGAAAAGTCATCTGCACGCGTCTTTGACGCTGACACCACCATGATCTTTTTCTGTGGATCGTTCCTCAGTAGCCACAACACATAGGCCGCGGCCATCCAGCTCTTACCAACACCACGAAACGCTTCGACAATCCGACGATTGCTGCCGTGCTGCATGTAATGCGCAATGTCCAATTGCACTGGTGTCGGATCTGGTAGCTGCAATTGCCGCCACACCAACACCAAGAAATACCTGAAGTCCTGATTAAACGGCTCCGGCAGTGAACCCCAGCTCTGCTGCTTCTTTGCCACTAACTAGCAGACCGTTTGAACTGCACAACGTTCTCAATCTCCGGTAATTGCGCCGCTAAATCACCAAATGGTGTCCCCTCTACTGGCTGTGCACTCACTTGGTTGTCTTTCAAAAACTGCCGCAACACATTTAACTCACTAACGCTAATTGTCCCGTCATCAAGCTTGTACTTCAAATGCTCTGCCAACCCTTCATGCAAATCAGCAAGGGTGTCATTGATGTCTCTCATTTAACCCTTGCAATTAATAGAGAAATCCTACCCACCACAGGAGGATTTCTCACCTGACGGTCCTCCGGGGGTAGGACTACGTCGGGTTACAAGCAACATAGCCCTCAGAAACCCTTGCTGTCACTAGCTGTCCACATAAGAAGAACACAATAAGTCCCCCTATATAGGAGTCCTAAGGGTTCCTAAGGATTATTTGGGTGGCATCTGGTGGCATCTTGGAGCCCAAAAATGGCGCAAAAATGTGAGGGGTTTACGTAGGGGGGCTGCGGCTGCCTACCCCCCGGTGGGGTCCACGAATAAGTTGCCACCTGCCCCGGGTGTCGCTTATGATGACACCAGGACGACCGTCGCGGCTCTGTCGCGGCTGGCCTGCCTGCCTGCTGGCTGTCTTCTTCCGTAGCCGCCCAGCAATACAAACAGCACCCACCACGCTTCCATTCATGACCACAATCACCGCGACCGCGACCCTGGAGCAATCCATCGTCGACCTGCTCTCGTTCTATGCACGCAATGACGACGACCAGGGTTTCGCCTCTGACCTAGCAATCACGCTGCGCCAGATCGTGCCCAACTTCGACGCTGCAGAGCTTGCGTTAGTTGTTGAGTTCACCCGCATGCGAGACCAACTGCAGCAGCTGGACCAGGAGGAGGACGACGACGCCTGACGTCAGCACTGAGTCCTCCGGGGCTCTCTGCTGGTCTCACCAGCGCACCCACCACACCCAAGCAACTCATGACCACAGCCACCACAGAGGCCAACCACGCCCTGGACAACGCTGCCGCTTGGAATGGCACGATTAGCGCCGCCCATGAGGCGTGGCTGTTTTGCCAGGAAGAGACGGAAGGCCGCGACCTAACGCAAGAAGCAAAGGCCTTGCTTCACGAACACTGCTACGACGGCACCAATCACGCCGACGTTGCCGACTCCATCGAGTCAGAAAACCGAGACGCTGCCCTGAGCGTTGAGGTGCGCACCGGCTGGCATGTACCCGGCGAACCAGCAGAGCCCGGCGAATATTGCATCGTGCTGACCTGCGGCGGCCCTGCGCTTCGCATTACCGGCGAGCTGAGCAGCTGGTCCACTGTCGCTGTTGAGCCCTGCGGTTTTCAACTCGAATATTTGGACTGGGGCACGCCCTGGACCTGCTACACGGACGCCGACGCCGACGCCCTGGACTGGTTCGCCGGCCTGTTTTATTACGGCGAATGACGGCAACCTGGAGCCCTTCGGGGTTCCCTGGTGCCCTCACCTGCACCCACACCCACCAC